GAATAAAGAAACTGTTTTCTGTCGAAATGTTTTTGCACGGCCAATAACGCTTACGGCCCTTTGTTACGACAACAAGCCCGCAAGCTTCACGCGGCGCCTCTGCCACTGCATGATCAGCCGCAGTCTGCTGCCAAGCCTCAATCAATTATTTAAACCCAAAGCAGGGAACGATCCAAAGGGCAACCCACCACTTGCATCACCAGTAGGAAAGCGCAATCGACAATCACTAACACGCTTGCCACACATGCCAGAAACATCTACTGACGTAGTTGTTCCGGTAACAACTTTAGGCTCTGCTGTAGTAGGTGGATTACTAGACCTCCAAACAACATAAGAAGAATCAGTGCGTTCAAGCTCCAAAATTCCAGTGTCTCTAATCCTTAGGCGCACGTCGTTCCAGCCAACGCTTTGAATAAGGTAGTAAGGGCCTGATTCAGTCAACGTGCCTTCTGTGGGGTGATTGTCGCGAAAAGGATTGCCACTGGCAAAAGTAATTTTTGGCACAAAGTCAGTGTTATGCCGCCAAAAACCTGACGAACTGTTGATGGTGATGCTGGTAATTACGTTCCAGCCAAAACCTGTGTAGTTAGTGTTTACGCTTGAATAGTGATCTGCGCCTATAGCAACTGATGTCAAGTTAAAAGTAATACTGACGGTTCTAACGCCACCATTGATTGGATCGGTATCAGTAAAAGTTTTTGTGGCTGTTGTCGTTTGATCCACTGCAGTAGGGCTACTCCCAACAAGCTCCCAGCCAAAACCGCCTGAGCGCCCTTTTCGCACATCATCAGGCCACCACTGTTGCCCATCAGCAGTCGTGTATCTATTTAAAGCTGACAACGCACCTAGTCGAAACGTATTAGACACCCAAAAAGCAGAACCGTTTTCGTAGTCTGTTCTAGCCAAATCTCTGTTGTGAATAATTATATTGCCGTCGCCTGCTACATACAGCGCATAACCATTTGTATTGAGCCCAGGACCGCTAGTTGTCTGCCAAAGAGTTTCATCTGCTTTGTTTTTTAATACCAAATTTCCACGATTAGTTATTGTCAATTTGTACCAACCGTTGGGTGAAATTAGCTCACCGCCCTCGTCTGATCTTAGATCAACGTTTTGAGTTAAAATATCCGCATTTGAACTGTAGCCAAAGTTAGATCCAGCAACTGAAGTAATACTAGTGCCCTCAACTGTAAATTCATTTGCACCGGCATATCCACATTCTTTGCCTCTGTATTCCCATTGACATAGGTTTTGCATCGCAAGACGACGCGGTATTTTTACGCCGTTTAAATCAAGAGACGACACCAATTCAAACTCAACAAATTCACGATTTTCCGTTACCTTGCGATCGATGTAATAAATCTCTTGTGGCAGCTGAGCACCTGCTGATGAGTCTGGGTTGCCATAAGGGTTTTGACCGTTTTGCCAGTTATCGCTATCAAGAAATCTGCTTAGCGTACGAATACGCGTAACCTGCGCCCCGTTTAAATCATTGCCTGGCGTAATCTGATTAATCCCAAGCAACAAGCCTGTGATCCGGCTTTGCAAGTTTGAAACTCTGATTGATGGACGAGGCAACGCACCATCACCCTTGTATTCAAAGCCCGACGCCTCAATGGGTAAAGGCTGGTAATCAATGCCGCCGTACTTAATCGAGTATGCGTCTACAGGGTCATCATTACCGGTTGGCACGTCTGTCTTGCGGTTTGTGCCCGCATGAAAGTAGTACCGGTGATCATCGTTGTGCAGCTCTTGAAAAAGCTGTAGCTCAAACAACTCGATGATGGCGAAAGGGCTGGAGCTAAGCAGCTCTTCAAACGCTCTGTTGCTCATGGCTCAATAACTTGCTGAAACGTGGCCGTAATCGTCGCCATGTTCAAGTAAGGAACAGTTTTGCTCCACTGCTGACAGACCCATTTATACGTTTCAGTTTCATCAATAGGTGACCAGTCAAAATGTTCCGCCCCACCGCGTGCTTCAAGAAACGTTTCGATCGTGTCTGAGTCCGTTTCACTAATGTTCTGCCACGTCAGCGTCCAAGACTTAAGGTCTGTGTTTAAGCCATAGCGCAAACGTTGGCTGTAGCCGTCGCCAAACTGCACGCTTTTTACATTTGGCCTGCTTGCTTTTGACGCTCCATAGCTAGGAGCAATGCTTGGGAAAGTAGCCATCAGCGTGTCAACAAGCCTCCAGGTCGTTTTTGTTTAATCAGTTCAGCTTGCACAGCTTGGCCAATTACTTTGCCTAGTTGAGCAGCATCAGGCTGATTACCTTGCACGTTACTGCCAGTCGCGTCAACGTTCACTGTCACGTTAGCGCCAGCCATTGCACTGTTTGGCGCAATACTGCCAGAACGGCCAGGGGTAAATAACTCAGGGCCACGCTCGCCAACCATGTAAGACGTGCCGCCTTTGACAGTGCCACCAGAGGCCCTGCCACCGCCAAACAGCATTGAAAGAAGCCCACCACTTTGACCCATGCCGCCCACCGCCCCAAACGCTTGATTAATGCCAAGCCGCAAAAACTGATTGGCTAGATCTTTTAGAATGCCTATAGCAGATTCGCCAAGAGACTTGGTTCCATCGATTGCAGCAATAATCGAATCAGTAATTTTATTCTTAATCGCATCTCCAATCTCCTGATACTTTTGCTTTAATTCATCAGCACGTTTTTTTTCTTCGTCCTGAGCTTTTTTCTTAGCATCAGCCTGCCTTTCGTTTTCTTCTGTTAAAGCTTTTGTCGCATCCTGTTGTTCATATAGTGCAAGGGTCGCTCCAAGCTCTGTTTTAAGTTGAGCCTCACTTAGACCTTTTTTGTTTTCAAGTATGTTGGCAATATTTATTTGACGTTCGAATTGCGTACGCTCTTCTTCTGAAAGTGCAGACGCAAGCAAAGACTGTTCTTCTAAAGAACGCACTCTATCTGCCGAGGCTTGTGCAATTCTTCTAGCTTCTTCTGCCGGATCTACGTCAGTCCCAGTGGCAGATGTACGCTTGAGCAACTCAGGAATCGTCGTATCGGGTATAATCGGAGCTTCGCCAACTCCTTGTTTTCTAAGCTTTTCTTTTTCTGCGTCTAAAAGAGCACGGCCACCCTCTTTAAAAAATTTTCTTGTAGAGCCTTTTTCGCCTACCCCAAGATTTTTTCTAGCTTGATTTTCTAATTCAGCTTCCCTGAATAAATTATTCATTTGATTAGTTATAGTTGTTAAGAAATCGATAATGCCTTTGAATATCGGTGATAGCACTTTACCGATATTCTGTCCAAATCGTTGGAATGCATCTTGCAAAGTAGAAAGCTTGCCGAATAAAGTATCGGATTGTGCAACTGCGCCATTAGCATATTTGCCTCCCTGTTCTGTCAAACGAATTAGCGCAACGTTCGCAGCCTCCGCACTGATCTGACCTTTTTCAAGTGCTTTGCTGAACTCAGTGCCGGTCATCCCATACATCTTCTGCAATTCTTCGCCAAGGCCAACGCCTCTTTCTTGTAGCTGCAGTAGTTCTTCTGTCTGCAGTCGGCCTTTTGCTTGTATTTGGCCGAATGCAGTTGCGATACCACTAAGATCAGCGCCTGTGGCACCAGCTACATCAGCAAGCCGTTTAGTCACGCCAACTAGCTGATCGGTTTCAAATCCAAACGCTTTAAGCCGCTTTGCTGTTTCGATTAATTCTTGGCTTTCAAACGGTGTTACTGCGCCGAACGCTTGCAGCTCCGATATGATCCCCTTCGCAGTTTTTAGTGAGCCAGTAAGGACTTGTAAGCTCTTAGTTTGCCTCTCTAACTCGCCTGCTGCTCCAAAGCTGAATTTTAGGAATGCGCCTGCAGCAGCAGCTGCCGCTGCAATCGCAGCCGCTTTTCCTAGCTTGCCGAATTTCTTAGTTGCCTGTGCTGCCCTTGCGGCTAAATCTGACAGACCTTTTTTGCCCTTACGGGCCATGTTTGCCAGTTGATCACCAGTAGCCTTGGCCTTCTTTTTTAAATCATCTATTGCCTTTTCTGCTTTTTTGCTAGCTACCGCAACCGCACGAAGTGGATTGACAGCCTTTACGGCATTAACAATCAGATCAACGGATGACTGCGCCACGACTGATCCAATACTGGTCTCATCTTACCGCCGTCTTGTCTTTGCGCGATCCATTGCTTGTTGTTCCCGTTCACCCTTCAGTTCGTAGTACGCAGCAAAATGCACAAGCTCCGCATCGGTCAGTTCCGTGCGAAGCCTGCTAAGCGTCATTCCTAATTCGCAGCACAAGAAAAACTCAAAGTTGAGCCAATTGTCCTGCTTTAGTCGTTTTTTGCTTCTTCAAGATCAGCCTCTTCGCCAAGGCCAAACAAGAACAGCTCAAGCTCGTTCAATACAGATTCAGGCAACTGACGCTGCAACTTCGGAGCATCAGCAGAGGAGAACGCTTTTGAGCCATCCTCAAGCTCTGCCATCTGGCACAGCATCTGCGTGCTGATGTCTAATGCTTCTTCAGTATTAGAAAGGCTTTGCGCTTTCTTGCGGTCAGCACGTGTGATCGGTTTAAAAAACAGATCAACAACTTTCTTTCCTTCAGCGTTTTTTAGTTCAAACTTGCGGCGCTGGTTGAGATCAAATGCCCCAACCAGCAGATCGACGGTGCGATTTTGAGCCATTAAATAAAAGCTTGCGCTTAAATCATAGCCTTAGATCACTGCAAGTTCAAAGTGACTGCGCCGCTAGTGATGAAGCTGCAAGAAACAACGACTAATTCACCAACAGTTGAAGTGATCTCCATGTCAGTGATGATGCCATTGAACTTGGCTGAATCGGTGTCAGCACTTGTGCCAGTAGTGAACAACTCAAAAGTTGCGTCGGCTGTGTCAGCAGTCGTAACCACATCTTCGAGGAAAGCTGCTTGGCCTGTCGCGTCTGGGTCGTAAACCAGTTCAACAGTGCCAGAACCTGAAATCAAGCTACCAACAAAGCTGCGAAAGGTGTCGCCCTGCTTTGTAGTGTCAAGCGTTTCTTTCGTAGTGGTTAAGCTCCAGCTGCGAGTGCCGACGATTGTTGCGTTGGATGAGCCTGCAGCGTCGAACTGGACTGCTCCTTGTTCGCCTCGGATTGTGGCCATGGTCAGAGTTCCTCGATGGATTCAAAGGTCACACGGACCTGGGTTTGGAAGTAGCCCTCGGGTG